CCACCACAAGAGAAAACGGAAGACCGACATGACCTCCCGCACCAATCACTGTTACTTTCATCTTAATGTCTCCATTAGAATATCATCTATATCATTACATGTATCTTGTATGGTATGATTACACATAACATAGTTATATGCATCTCCAATCTTCTTTTCATTTCGTGTATGATTGCGAAGAAGTTCCATTAGTTGTTTTTCCGTATCATAAACAGTACCATGATAGCACATATCTTTAGCACCGGCAATGTTTCTTGCATACCATGGAGTCTTATTCATCATTGCTTCCAACAGAACTAATCCGAATCCTTCCTCATAAGAGTTCATAATGTAGGCATCTGCCGCACTAATGGAAAGCAAAACGTCTGTCTTACTCTTACCATAGAAACATTTTACCTTATCTGTTTCTTTAGGCATTAGATGCTTTTCACCATATCCATATAGATGTAACTCTGCATTAGGAATGTTAGCATGTTCAAAAGCATCAGCCAGTGGAGTCATCGCCTTGTGTGGCCAGAATCCACCAGCGGAGATGAAGATGGTCTTATCTGTGTTCTTCTGTCTAATGTGTTGATCAGCAACAATACCATGACGAACACGGCGACCTTTGTGTAATACATCGTGCTTCTTAAGATGTTCTACATCCATAGTGGTAGAGTAGCCGAGGAAGCGATGTTGTTTTAGTCCTTGAACACAGACCTCACTATCACTAGGCTTGACGATCAGATAAAGAACCGGCGACTGTAGTTTGTCGGCATTGATATGTATTATGTTCTGTGATATAACATCACCACCATGAACAATAATCAGGTCCCACTTTTGATTTAGTATTGTATTGTAATCATTAGAAACGGTAACATCATTGTAATTACCTTGATGTTCGTGTGCTAATACGGTAACACCATGTCTGCGTGTTAGCATCTCCTCGGCCATATTCTGAACGTAATACTCAGAACCTCCTGGGAAAGGAGCATAACGATGAACTACAAATAGAACTTTTGACATTTAACCCTCATAAACAAATTCATTCCACCAAACATAAAAGTTATGCAAATCTGTGTAGCAATTAGGAACATTATCATTGAACACGTTTGCATATAGCATGTCCATGTATTCAGTTTTACCTTCATTCGAATCAAGGTGTTTGATATATCTAATCACCTGAGAGAATGTTTCAAAATCCTGGCAGTTTATAAAAGACTTTTTGTTAAAGTCCCTATGAACCAGATTATCAGAACCCCAGTAGATAGGAACTGTGTTTGACTGAAATGCATTTAGTATTTTCTCGGTCACATACCCAGGGTAACTAGCATTCTCAAATGCCATGTTAAACTTATACTGTTTCAGAAAGTCGATTTTGTATCCTAATTTATCTCTAGGTATAACATAACCTATGTTATTCATGTGTGGTCCGGCAGCATCAACATTTTTATATTCACACAATCTAGGAAAAAAGTTGTTCCTAACTGATGATGTAGGATTAGATTGAACATATGAACAGAACTTTCTGTTCCAGTTCTCCTCAGGATCACCTAGATCACGGTTATGTATCTGTAGATAATCTTTAGTCCAGTTCTCATAATGAACCGCACTCCACATATCAATCACATAAAGCGGTAAACGGTAATGTCTAGAACTGTTTTCAAAATCAAATGTTATAGCATTCTGATATGTATCATAAGAAGGCCTAACATTCTCTCCGGTATAGAAAATTTTCTTGGCACGTCCATTAAACTTGTTATGCTCGTAACCAAAGTTACCATCACCAAAGATTAGATATTTTGGATTCTCGTTGTCAACGGTAACATCATAATACTCACTGAGAACGTTCGTAAAAAACAGTTCTGCCGTTTTAAACGTGCTAGAGAAACCTAACCTAAGAGGAGGCTTGTTCATCACTTATACCAAAAGAATGCTGAGTTTAGAGAAAGGTTCAGTGGTGCAGTAATCTTGTTAATGTCCCTGAAATCATCAACAGCACGGCGGACAGTATCTAGACTCTGATAGTCATGACCACAAAAGAATCCGCCCTTCTTTAGTAAAGGGTAATATGCTTCACAGTCAGCCAGAGTTGCTTCATATGAATGGTCACCATCAACAAAGATAAAGTCAAAAGGAGTTTCATCCTCTGTATTTAAGATTGTTCTGATTTTAGTAGCAGCATCTAATGATGTTTCACGAATCATTTGAACACGATCACCGAAAGGCTTAACATTCTCTTGTGCAATCATCATAAACTTATCAATGATTTCCTGGTTGATTTCACCAATCCAATCCTGATATGCCTTATATGGGTCTACTGTATAAAGTTTGGTGATATTAGGACACTTATCTAAAAGATAAGCGGTCGATTCAGCACGACAAGTACCTATCTCTAGGCCTACCACATTATCATCAAGCCTTTTGATGTAAGGTGCGAGTCCACGGGTGGACACCCAATCATACGGCCACTTATCACCAAGTTGTTCAATTGTCATAAAATCTTCTTCTGTCATGTCAGGCCTTTCAAATTCAATTTTTATATCAAGGTTTGTTAAAACAGCAATCGCATTACCGGCATAATGTGGATAATTATACTCATATTTGTTAAAATCAGTATGATTTGCCTGTCGCCAAAAATTTTGTTCGTTTCGTTCTAGAAGTATATATCTGTAACCTTTTTCAAGAATATCATCTTCCATTCTTCTATTGGCACCAACAGGAAAACTTATTAGATAGTTATCCGATTCGTCAATGATCTTTTGAATAAGGTCAACTGCTCTATGTTTGTCAGCAGGATTACCATAGTCACCACTATCGACGTGTTCTACCGTGCTAATAGATAGAACATTCTTACCTTTGTAATCAACATCAAAGGCATCTTTTTGAATGGTAGATTCTCTCTCTTTGACCAGGTCATATACTGTATGTGTGGCAGGCTTATAGAAATCGGTTACCTCACCAATTTCAATAACATCGTTATTAAACTTTTCAATGAACCAAAATGAAACAGGTAGTTCCGCCTGTCGTTCGTTTGTTCTGGGATCGTTGTAGGTTGACCACTTACCATACTTTAGTTTAACTGTTTCCATATTTCGCCTCGACCATTTTCTTCCAATCAGGAACTCTATCCCATTGGTGTAATATCGTCACCATGTTATCATTAATATGTATACTGTCATCCACTACACTATAGTTGTTATCTTCGATAAACTTTATTTCCATGTTGGGATTTCTTATATACTCCTCACCAATACCACCTGAACCTGCTTTAATTGCAGGCATAGATGTTCCTGAGTGAAGCACCCATCCACTCGAAGGGTCAGTAAACAATGTGGAGAAATGATAGGCTTCAAGATCGATCATGATATTCATAGCAGCCTGATCAGGACCACCTCCACCTTCTACCCAAGGATTTAGACCACGACAAATCAACCAAAGATTTAAGCAAAAGTCCTTGATACTATCAAGGTCGCCGGCGATTACACCAGCACAATATATTGGATGTTCTCTCTTACGTTCTAAGAAATATTCACCAAACGATTTCGCCAGATTATTCTTTCCCCAAGGTTCATTATCATATGTCATGTTTTCAGAACCTACTACAATATCAAAACTTTTTAAATAATTTTTGTCTAACCATTCTGTAGGATTCTTCTGAAATACAACGTCTCTTACGTCAGTTATAATTACTCTATTTACATCCATAGGTTTATCTAACATGGCCAAAAAGTTTTGAATATGTAGAAAACGATCAACCATAATATTGGTATTTCCTACAAACACGAATCCTTTTTCCTCATCATATTGACTACAACCAATCAACATGAACTGCTTCTCTGTCAGTTTTTGTGCCGTATTCTTGTCCATGTTATATACTATAAGAGCCTTGTATCCATCGAAACCCGATCGATCTATAGAGTTGGCCCAATACTTAATCTTATCCCAGTCATAGTTATCTACGACACCTACAATTAAATCTTTACCCATGGATATCTCCCTGCATAATATGCATCTTGTGTCTTGTTACCTTCAATGAAAAATTCTTTTGTAACGGAGTTAGGATTACCATCTAGACGATAGCAAAGTGTATGCTTACCGTTAGTATCATACTTAGCCTGTTCTTTCACATTGTAAAAGTAATGTCTATCACCACCCCATCCTGTATGCCAGAAATGACAAGTTTTCTGAATGAACTCTCTTTTGAAACAGAAAGATGATGTATCGATTAGATACTGCTTGCCATGAGGTGAATGCCTAGACATAAAGATTTCCCACTTCCCAAGACTCTCACAGTTATCATCACAAAGATACTTTTTATCAGGTGAGAAAATCTTGCGAAGTGAGTAGGAGAAATCCAAATTCTTCTTTTCAATTGTTTCAATTAGTGAAGCAACATGATCAGGTTCATACCAGTTGTCCTCGTCAAGGAAGAGAATGTAATCTGAATTGATTAGATGTGGATAGGCAGCATAGATACGATGACCATAGAAGTTGCCACCTGTTTTGCCTGTGTTCTCTGGTGTTTGCACAATCTCACAACCATCAGATCCACACATATTGACAACTCGATCCCAATACTCAGGACCATCGACCACAAGCAAATGCTTACAACTATAAGTCTGCTTTTTAACAGACATGATAGCATCAAGGAGTTTTTCAGAACCGATTGTAGGAGTAATAACTGTTACGGGCTTTTCAATCACGAGTTGCATTATAAACCTCATTATAAAAGAAGGCAGGGACTTGAAATCAGAGGTCCCTGCCATATTATCATTATTTAGGGGTCATCGTGTCAGCGACTTTCTGTAGTCCTTCAGCCCAGACCTTGTTGCTCTCCGTGAGGAACTGCCTCGTCGCTTCCTGGACACCGAACGGATCCATGATGTCGATCTTCTTTGCCTTCTTCTCCTCTGGAATAAAGCGTTCAAGAAAGATTTTGAGCATACCGTTAGCAAGTTCCGCATTCTTGACCTCCACTGAATCTGCAATGGTAAACTTTCTGGTGAAAGCACGATTAGCAATACCCTTGTGAAGGTAATCGCCTTCTTCGGTTTCAGTATTGCCTGTAATCGTTAGCACACCATCTTTTAGTTCAATATCAAGATTGTGTTTTCCGAATCCTGCTACAGCCATCTCAATGGTGTAGTGTTCATCGTCAATCTTTTTGACATTGTATGGAGGATATGCTGGAATCTTAGGTAGGTATTCTTGTGCTTCTGAAATTCGCTGTAGCACCTGATCAAAGCCGATAGCGCCCTTTGATAGATCGTTAGCGAATGTGAAAGGATCAAACCAGATACGGTCTGTTGAGCGATTGTTATTTCCCATTTGTTTCTCCTATAGTTAGCGAGAAGTAAGGAATGATGCCTTACATGACACCATTCTGATACCATTATATAGTAAACTTTGTGTGCTTGTCAAGTCTAATCATAACAAAAAACATTTGGTGATCCTTCGGTGGGATGAGGATGACAATGTTCGGGATCAGCACCTTGTTGGCCACATCTTCCGTCAGGTTTAGCATCATCAATTTTTTCCACTATAATTTTTTTATCACCTATATAAATAGTTCCCGGCGATCTAGAAATTAAATGTCCGAAGCCGTCGGTTTCTTCATCATCTTCTACAGCCCACAGCTTGTCATTCACATAAACCGAGTTCTGACCTTTCACAATTGTCTTAGACTGTGTGGAGTCCGATCTTTTGTCGTTTTCTCTATGTGCTGCTGGCATTTTTTCTAGGTCTCCCTCTACCACGTTTAGCCATCTTTTCTTGCTTTTCCTGCCAGTCTTGATGAACCGACTTAACATTTTTTGGTACTTTGTATTCCGGTATATTTATAATCACTGTAGAATTTTCAGTTTCTACTCCTGTTGATCCCATCCCACCAACACGATTGGTCTTCACACCAGGTCGAGCAGCAGTTTCAACGATGCTATAACTTTCATCTTTAATTAGTTCAGCCTGGGCGATGCGGTCACCATTAGAAATGTTAATCTGATTGTCTGAAATATTCCACATTAGAACCATTAGTTCCTCCACATAATCGGAATCGATAACACCTTCAGCATTAGCAAGAACCAATCCTTGTTTTAGTGATAGTCCTGATCGTGCGTGAACACGAACTGAGTGACCTTCTGGAATGTCCATAATAAGTCCAGTAGGAACCATAATACGATCACCTGGCTGAATAGTAATCAGATTATTCATTGTTCGAGTAAATGGTTTATTATTTCTTGTGAAACCTTTATACTCATTCTTACCGTTTCCTTGAAACTGCAAGTCAAAGCAAGCAGAACCTTCTGTCTGCTTCTTAGGAATCTGATTTGAGGGGTGTGTTTTCCAAATCTTCAACTTTTCCATAACCAACTCACTTTCTTATTCGTCTTCGTTGTGACGTTTCTTACCGAGAGAATACTTAGCAACTAAGTTCCACTCTGGTTTTTCCATATATGATATGATTTTGATTCTGTTTAGTGGTGTTAGAGGTTCTTTACTCTTGTCAGGATCAACAAGAGTAATTAAGTCCCACTCTGCTAACAGATTAGCAATGGTGTTTCTTCTACCACGATCTTCTTCTGAAAAGTCTGTAGATTTACCATCTAACATGAACATTTCTTTGAAATGCACCAAATAATAACGACCTTGCTTATGTAGGATGTGACATGACTGATAGAGTGTCTTATCTTTCTTAGACGCCACTCCAATACGAGTCAATGTCTCTTTCACTTTTAGAAAGGCCTGTGGATCAGGAAGCCTTACTTCCACGAAGTCTTCTAGGTTTGCTGTCATTTATGCCACCTTTGTTTAATTCTTTTTTTATTTGTTCTAATTGGGTAGCGTTTAGCAAAACCAATGCTTCTTTGGCCTTTTCATTGGAATAGTTGTAATACTCCTTTACGGCATCTAAGTTGTCAATGGTCTCACGCTTCTCCCATTTACGAAAGGGCCTTTTATAGCCTCTGATGCTATTTAGTAAAAAGTGGTATTGCATGGTTCCAGGCAAACTAGGATACTTGTTCATCTCATTGGCCTGCATAACACAATCGTAGTGAAACGAGATAGCCCTGTTCACTATGAAAGCATTATAGTCTTTTGAATCCTCCAGCACAGGATTCTTATGCTGGAGGATCGATGGTATGATATCTTTAAAAATATCGGTCAATTAGGCTACTTCCAATAGTTGGTCTAATGAGTTACTTTTCTTAACTTTAAAGTCGGTTAACTGAGCCAGTCTATGGTTCTTTAGTAGTTTGTTATGATTTTCATTATTATAAAGCTGGGGAACAACTCCTACTATCCGCCATACATTTGACTTTTTAGGACGTGTTAGTTTGATTCCGGAAAGTTCATTGTTTATCATCTCATAAGACTGTTTATGAAACTCAATGAGTTGTTCGGCATAGTTATTATGATTGAAACACGCCTTATCCATACTCGTCTCATTCGAATACAGAATTATGTTTGTTATCTTATTTTGCATAGCATTAGGCATAATGTAACGACACCATGTCTGTTCCGCTCGATTACCACCAGACTCATAAAACGCAACATCATCTGTTGACCATATATCAAAATTTTGTTGATAATATGAAGAATGAGTGTAGATTGACTTTTCCAACCATTCTTTCCATTCATTTCTCTCACGCAATACTATCAGATGGCCACCGGAAGAGTTCTTAGCCTTCTCATAAATCTGGTTTGCTAACTTTGTAATATTACCACCAACATTTGAATAGAAATGTTCGATATCAACATCGTTATAAAGCCAATCTTCAATATCGGTAATATTACAGGACATCTCTCCGGAAAGAATGATTTCTACGCCTCCGGAGATAAAGTCATGCCATTTAGATCGGTTCTGTACCTTATGTTTATTGGCTTCAAGACCGTTTGAAATTCTTGCCTTGACTGAATTTTTTTTATAAGAGAACATAGCACAAGGAATATACTTTTCACCTCTTAATATGGCCGCTCTAATTCTCGTTCGACCATCTCTTAAGATACCATCCGTTCCTATAATAGGAGGAAAATGACCTATATCCCAACCCTCAAACTCATAACTGTGAGCAATGTCTTCTGACCCTGAAATCAGATTTTGCTCACTTCTAATGGCAATGTTACTCAGCATCTCGTCATTTAAAGAAAATTTGGAAATATCCAACCAACCATACTTTAAAAACGATGCGTTTTTCTGTTTGTTTTTAACAAACGATGAATTAGGATCAAACACACCATAATAGTCTTTAATGTTGATTTCTTTTCCGCAAAAGTTTCTACATGAAACTTCATCCCATTGTGCATTCATATTTACCTCCATTGGCCCTCGGCCTGTTTAAGGTGAGTTTTTTCTTTCAGAATTGCTCACCAATTACTTAACTTCACATTCAACCATAATCTCGGTTAAACATGCTACAAGATTTAGTTCTTGGTCAGCCACGAATGCGGCTTGATACTGATACTTAGCCAATGTTACCACCGCAGCAGGAATGGACTCCGGCTTTAAATACTCGTTTAGTCCATCATAGACCGAACGATAGATGCGAGATGCATCAATATCAGAGTTCATAACGACCCACTTACGCATGGCACCAAAGTCTTTATCTTTTAGCGATTTGATTAGTTCCGATAAAGATTTAATACCATCAAGTTGACTAACAACACCAGCGTCAATGTTTCCAGACACAGCATGGCGTTGGAGTTCATTAAGAAGGCGCCGATAGTCTGGGAAATACTTTTCAACAATCTTGACGAGAACCTGCTTGTCATATTCAACACCCTCTGTCTTTAGAATTTCATTTATTCTCTTGAACATCTTAGAAGCCATGAGAGGCTTTTCACTAGACTTCAAGGTAAAGTCAACGACGGAACATCTAGAATGAATAGCGTCCTTGATCTTTACCTTGAAGTTACATGTGAAGATGAAAGAACAATTGCCAGCAAACTTTTCAATCACACCTCTAAGAGCATCCTGCGTATCTGGTGTAAGACCGTCGGCTTCGTCTAGAATGATAACCTTACGACCACCAGTAAGCGATACGGTTGACGCATAACCCACAACCTTTGTTCTTAGAACATCAATGCCTCTTTCTTCTGAGGAGTTGATGAAAAGATAGTTACAACCGATTTCATCACACATAGCCATGGCTGCGGTAGTTTTACCACATCCAGCGGGACCAGAAAGAAGGAGATTTGGAATCTCCCCCTTTGTTACATATTCCTGAAATGCCTTCTTGATACGGTCAGGAAGCACACAGTCCTCAATCTTGTGAGGACGATACTTCTCGACCCATAGAAATTCTTCACTCATAAAAACTTCCCCATAACAAAACCGATGCCACCAAAAATGATGGCACCGACGATCACAATTTTAATCAGTTGTGAAACTAATCCAGCAACTATCATATCACCTAGATCACTCATTCATTTTCCTCATAACGAGATGCACTAAGTTGCATTATAATAGATGTTAGTAGGAAAAACAACCAACGATTTGTATCATCGTGATCCTTAATCCAAAAGTAAGACGCAGATATAAAGTTTACTACACTTAGCAACTCAAAGATAAGGGCCATCATAGTTGTGTCTTCTCCATCACAGTGGTATAAAACTCTTCAAAGTCTGTGTTTTCCTGAATCTCAGAGTTGAAGTTTGCTTTGAAGTATGTGCGAGCCATACGACGAATGAGTTTCTTATCAATGTCCAGTTTACCACTTAGTTCATTGATAGTATCTTTCTGTAGTTCTCGCTCGGCACCAACACGAGTCATGGAGTCATTCAACT